ATCTCAGATATTGGCATGAATCGATTTTGAAGCGGATGGACGCAATCTGTTAGCAAAATGCAGTTATTCGCTATGTCATATGTTCCTGTTCTAGTGCCATACGAATTATTTGTATGAATTATGTATTCTTCGCCGTGTTTAAGATGTATTTTCATCACTTCGCCCTAGCCTGCTGCATGTTGGCGACGCGCTTGTTGCATTCGCAGTTTTTGCAATATTTCTTGCCGGTGACGTAACGCCCGACAAGCGACCAGCATCCCATCATTCCGCTTAACGCGTCTGGATAATTACACCATTCGGGTTGATCGAAGTTTTCCATTATCCATTGCCATGTAGTGTTCGCATCACAAAGGGTTTTCCATTCCGCATCAGTAATGGAAAGAAACGGGCGCCTCATGTCACACCCCCTTGCGCTCGGATAGTTGCGCCTCTAGCTCGCGGACGCGGGACGCATCCTGTTTGCAGCGGCCGGTGCCGCTGCGCCTGTGATATTTCCAACTCTCAAAAGGAGCTGATTGCGATGGATTCCGCCTCTCGCCATTACGCTCGCGCTGCGTGTTGGATTGCAACAGTTCGATGATTGCGCGATATTGACTTTCCTCTCCGCCAGCATACGGGTCGTCGCGCTCAAACGCGGCCTTGCGCTTGCACCATTCGATTAGTTCGCTCGGCTTCATTCGACACCCCACTGGCGATGGCAGTCGTTGCAGAACCAATAATGCGCTTCCGGCAATGCCATCGTTGCGGCTCGATGCAAACGGTCAACATCATGCTTCCCGCAGCTTGGGCATACCTCGCGCTGCGTGCGGGCGGCTTGAGCGGCGTTATATCCAGCACAAAATACCGCCCATAATGAGCCTTCGATGTGTTGTTCTCGCTGATCAACAGGCATAAGCTGATACCGCTTTCTATCTGCATCTGGGTCGCCAACCTGAATCATGGGCTGAATTGCGAGTGCCCAATGCTTGCTGTTTTTGTATTCGTCCGTTTGCTTGTGGGAATTCCACGCGAGCATCAGCGGGTGATCTTCCGGACATGGTGTAGATGCGTTGCTCATTTTATCTCCTCAATCAACTCGTCTCGCGGCGTCATTTCACTAATTCCTTTCTGCATCGCAATGCCTCACCCGCCATGTGCGCAGCATCTTCTACTGGCGGATTGGAGAGCCGTTCATGCTCACCGCGAGCGCAAGCATCGTTATAATTGTTTGCAAGCCATGCTCCGATAAATGCGGCTTCGACGTTTAGCTTGAACGCTAGTTCCTCTGCGTCAGTCATTTCCCCTCCCTCAGTTTGGCGATGGCGTCGGCGCACTTGTATGCGCCACCAGATATAAGAGTTTTGAATTGGACTTCACCGTCATATCGTTTTGCAATGGCAAGACATACCCTCTCGCACTCCTCAATCGCGGCGGCTTCGGCTTCGGCGGCGAATGCTAACGTCGCACGTATATGGCAATCGAATCCGCTTCCGCCTTTGTTAAGCTCAATGTCCAGCATGTCCTCGATCCTCCTGCGCTTGTCGGCGGCGGTCATTTGGGATGCCATGTTGTTACCTCTAGCGTAGTTCCGAAGTAATCAAATATCATCGGCTCGCCCATAACAATTTCCTGTTGTTCTTTACATCCTTTTGTATACGATGCTTGCAATGGTGCGCCATTAGTAGAGGGAATCGGCGTGTAAACTTTTAAGTAATCAGAGTCAAGGCCATGCTCTTTAATAAGCCAGTTATGCACGCTAGCATTGTCGTAATAAATTTCTGTCACGGCTGAAACTCCTCGCTGAGTTTGGTCGCAGCCTCAATCATCTGGCGGATTTTCATTCCCCACCTCCACCGTGAGCGGCATTTTTTGTTCCTGATATAGAATCAGTAAATTGACTTCCGTATTCAGCTTGAAGCTGCTTGTATAATTCGATAAATCTATCTAAATCTGAACTGTCCGATAGCGTCGCAAGCACTGAGTGTGGCTTTCCTTCTTGCCACTTGACTCTGAATACACCCCATTCATAGCCGTCTTGGTCTGTCTGTGTGCATTCGTGTAGAAATTTAATTCGCCCCGCATCCTTCCTCAGCCTCTCATTCTCCTCGCGCAGGTGAGTGGCGTAGGCGCGCAGGGCGGCATAATCCCATTGGAGAACGTAATAACCATCTTTATCTGGAAGAAATCCCTTTGACAGACGATCATATTTCCAGCGTTGAGCTTCCTCCGGCATCGCAGGCGTGGGGGCGCTCATCCCCGCGACTCCGGTGGCTTGGGAAGGGGGCGCCATTTAGTGAACGTTCCCGCCATACCATGCCACGTCCATCCGCCTTTATTGAAATCAATCCACGACGCGATTACAGGGCATTCCCATCTTTCCTCGATTGGGTCTTTCGAGTATTTGGCATTGATGTGAACGCACCACGCGAGTATCTGTGTTCCATCCTTCGGCGCAGTCTCAATAGGCTGCCACCCATCATCGTCAGGCAGGGCGCGGCGGTTCCACCTTTTAGCCGCAACTTTTTCATTGTCACCGCAGACGGCTGGCATTACGTCGCAATCTTGATTATTGCATTCAACCCTGCGCTTGCTTTTAGGGCCGCCATGCCACGGCACAATTTCTGGCCTGCAACCGCAAAACGGACACGGAAGCAGCTTCGCCGCGCTGGTGGTGGTCATGTTGTCTCCTTGTCCATTTCAGCAGTCAAAAAATCCAGCGCAGTCTTAGCGGCCGAATCGCTCAAATCGTCAACCTTGCGGCCTTTCAGCCTCATTTCAAACCTCGCAGTCAGAGACTTGCTCGCAAAGCCTAGCGCCTCTTTTATTTCTGCGCGGTAGTCGCGTTGGGTGGCGGACTCCTGCGCATCAGTGGATTGCAGGCCGGAATCCAAAGGAATTGTTGCGTCAGGAGCCGCCGTAGAAGGTTCCCCGACCTGCGCTCCGTCCGGTTGAGGGGGGGATGGAGAGGCGGACGGCGCGGGCTGCGCAGGCGGGGAATTTGTAATCTTCAAAGGTTTGACAGTAAACGGCTTTTTATTGGCGCGAGTAACAGTCAGCGCCATAGTCATCGTCGAATCAATATCGCTCATGTGACTGATACGGATGCCGCCGACTTCCATGCCAGCCCACTTTACTTTCGGGTCGCAATAGAGCGTCATTGAGCGCCCGACATACTTAGATGCGTCTGCTCCCCACGCCGCCACCATGACGCGGCACATGGACTTGCACGCCTTGTATGGCTTGCCATTATCGCCTTCGTAATGAATGGATACCGGCTGCTCCTGTCCGCCACGAATGGTTACATCGGTAACTTTTATCGTGATAGGACCAGTAAGCAAGTCATCAGCGTTAAGCTGGTCTGACTTTGGAATAATAGTGCGCGACATGTCGTTCATAATTTTCTCAGATACTTGTTAATTGCATCGACAACGAATTTAAACTCATCGCGCTTTCCGAAACGACGAACAAACTCTTGCAACATGTCCATTCCATCCATAAGTTCTGCTTGTTCGCGCATCTTTGCTCGCTGCTTTTCTTCCTGAGCAAGCCTATCCGCACGTTCTTTTGCCTCTACTTCCTCGCGTTGCTTTCGCGCTGCTTCCTCAACAGCACGACGTTCGGCATCAATCTTTGCTTGTTCCTCTCTGATGCGATTTTCTTCTGCGATACGGGCGGCGCGAGCGGCATCCTCTTTGGCTTTATATTCAGCCTCTAAACGTTCCCTCTCAAGACGCGCTTTGCGATCAGCTTCTTCACGTTCAAGTCTAGCTGCTCGCTCTTGTTCTTCAATTCTGGCGCGAGCGGCGCGTTCTTCTGCCTCAATCTTTTCTCTGGCGGCTTTCTCCGCTGCGACAATTTCTGCTTGCTTTCTGGCAATCTCGGCGCGCTCCTCTGCCATGCGTTTTTCTTCGGCTTCTTTTTTCGCACGCTCTTCTGCGGCAATTTTTTCTTGTTCGGCACGAATAGCCGCATTCTTTTCGTCCTCTTTACGCTTCTCTTCTTTCTTTATTTGTTCATCAATAGGTGTTTCCAGAGCAAGCAATTCAGCCGTTATGCGCCGAGCTTCTGAATCTATTTGCTGAGTGCGCTTAAGGGCTGGCGCTTTTATTTCAACGCGAGTTTTTTCCAGATTGACGCGATATGTGCGTAATTCAGCGCGGCCTTTAATGGCGGTTTGCATGCCTTCCCGCGTGGTCACATCGAAGATCACGCCCTTATATCGTTGCGCTAGGTCAGAAAGAGCCGCTTCTGTTTTTGAATATTCAATAATTTCGGTTGTCATAATGGTATGCCGCCTTTCAATTCAGCATCAGTTAGTGAATTGCCGCCTATAAACATTTCCTGGTGTATCTTGCGCTCTGTTGAAACAAGCCGCGCATCAGACGCAATAACATCATCGAACTTGGTCATCGCCTCTGCCAGCCGTTTTTCAAATGCAGCAGCAACATCAATGATTGCGGTTTGCGTCTTTTCGTCTGGATAAACGCGCACGGTAGCCATTGGCAAGCCGCCGCAATAGGAAACCAAGTCACACCACTTACGCTCGCTCACAAGCAGCCCTGTCTGCACCTGAATCATAAAATCAGGGTCAATTTTGTCAGCAGGCACATAATCAACCAGCGTGCGAATCTGGTATTTCTGGTTGCGCGACTTGCATTCGACTTGCCCATCATCGCCCACTAACGCATCAGGGGAATATCCAATAGTGAATCCCCATTTGTCGTTAGTGATGAATCCGATTGTTTCAACCTGCGCGTAGTTTTTGCCATACACATCTAGCGCCTCAATCTCGTCATCCTTTCCCCGCAACATGGAATCACTGATATAGCGCGGTTCAACGTAATTCGTGATGCGCTGTCCGAGCAATTCATACAGATGTCCTCGCTCTTTGTCATTGGCCGCGCCTTTCAGGGTCGGCGTGATAATCAGGTGCATTTCGCTGGCAGTAAGCAATCCGCAGCGCAATGCGTGCCATTCTTCCGAGCCTTGCACAACTTCACGGTGATAAACGATGCTCATACCTTCGCCTTTCTCGGCCTGCGTTTGATAGCGCGTATTTCTTTGCAAACTTTGCAGCGTTTATGCGGATAACCAGCAGATGCGTCGTATGGTTCACCAAATTCTGGCGCTGCAAATGGTTTAGACCACTTATGCTTCCGCGCCACATATCTGCACCACAGCCGCTTGAGGGCGATCATGCCAGCGCCCCAAGCAGCACCATCGCCACGGCCACGATCACGCATACCCACGCCACGAATCTGTCGCCCTTGTCAGGGTCAGGAAAATACCACTGCGCGTCGTTGTGATTGCTGGTGCGCATAAATCGATAATGGCGTATGTCCAAGCTGTCGAATCGTGATTTCATTTTTTATCCTTTAGTTTCCGCCGTCGCCGTAGCCGTAGCCGTAGCCGTAGCCGTAGCCGTCGCCGGAGCCGTAGCCGTCGCCGGAGCCGTAGCCGTAGCCGGAGCCGGAGCCGTCGCCGGAGCCGTAGCCGTCGCCGGAGCCGTAGCCGTAGCCGGAGCCGGAGCCGGAGCCGTCGCCGTAGCCGGAGCCGTAGCCGGAGCCGTAGCCGTAGCCGTAGCCGGAGCCGTAGCCGGAGCCGGAGCCGTAGCCGTCAAGTGTTAGCAGCCTTTCCATTTCTTTTGCTCCACGTCGATTAGGTGGATAAGCGCATGTTTTGTCACGCGCACAGTTCCAACTGCGTCGAGTTTTGTATTGGATAGAGGGCCATTTACCAGTTCACCCAAGCCTTTGGTAGTTCCCCAAGTTCGAATGTTTTTTGCGTTTTTCAGAATTACAAAATCGCCATCAAAGGAAACGGCACCGACATAAACAAAGCCGCGATCAAGAACAGCGATTTTTATTTCTCCATCGGTTTCAGCAATCGCATCCTTACGCACGTATTCAACATCGTCAATCTTGATTGATTCCGGTTTGCTCACTTCATTCTCCTTTTTGTTGATAAAAATTCGCTTCGTCGTAAATCCGCGCCGCATCGTTCGCCCTGCGCATGTGGCACAGGATTAGGCGCAGCTTGCATGTGATGAGGTCAAGATTGCTCATCGCGCTCCTCCTCGATCATTTCCGATTCCATCAGGTCGTGCCATTGGCTGTCGGTTAGGTAGCGCGTGGCGATTTCCCGAATGCCATCCTCAAGCGCACCGCAGCGCAAGGCATAGTGTCCGGCATTGCCAAGCAACGATTCGCGGATTACATCCGACATTTCGCTTGCATCGCATTCGCACAAAATCGTATCCAGACAAATTCCGCGATTGCCGCGCCGTGGATACTTTTCACCGTCCATTACCTTGTCTACTAGGCGCTCAAGCGCTCTGGCGCGCAAGTTTTCGTCCCTGTCGCCGCCACGGTCTGACATGCGCTCGGCAGCATCGGCTGGCACTGCGCTATTCACTGTGTCTCGGTATCCCATCGTCGCCCCCGCTTGAATGTATGTCTCCATTATCCAGATATTTTTTTCAATGTCAAGCATATCTTTGGGGGTAAGCTTATTTGACTTTATTTAAAGTATCCCTATAATGGGAAATATGTGGACAAAATCTGATTTTCAAACATGGGGCGCGCAGGGGGCGCGCATTCGCAATCGACGCTTGACTGCTGCTCGACGTAGACAAATAGCCAAGAAAGCAGCACAAAGCCCTTCTGTGGGACGGCCTTCTGAGGGCACAAGCAATCGCGTGCGCGATATGGCCGCAATGTATAGAGCGGGGAATACCCTTGAAGATATCGGAATAAAATGGGGCGTAACGAGAGAGCGTGTGCGCCAGATTTTATTTAAAATGAATGGACATAAGATTGATGGGGGAAGATCAGTAAGATCGCTTCTAAAGGCGAAGGAAAACAAAAAACTTCAACAATCTAGGCGAGACAAAAGAACGATGGCCTTTTATGGAGTTGATTTTTTAACTGCAAAAAAAATAAATGGCGATCTTGCTATATCCTCGCACAATTCTCCGTCCTATTATTACAAATTTCAAAAAAAATCGGCCCAATACCGAGGAATTGAATGGAAATTCAATCTTTCTCAATGGTGGGAAGTGTGGGAAAAATCAGGGAAATGGGAAAAGCGTGGCAGAGGAAAATATATGTATTGCATGGCCCGCAATGAAGATTCTGGCCCATATGAAATAGGCAACGTAAAAATAATCACAAACGGAGAAAACATTGCGGAAGGATTTGAAACATCGCCAATGGATAAAAGGCGTTCGTTGGCCTCAAAATATGAGGGTATAGATACTTCTAAATTCGGGACGCTACTCCCAACGGGCTTTTATTTAACTCCTAGAGAAATTGAGGTATGGGAATTAAGAAAAACCGGATTGCCAGCAAGAGCCATAGCTGAAAAAACAGGATTAACTAATGGTTCAATCTCAAATCTTCTTACACATATTCGTAAAAAAATAATGGCATCGGAGAAAAAATGACCGGCCGCCCAAACTTGCCGCACACCAGCCACGAAGCCTACCGCGCCTCAGAGCCGGTGCGCATAAGTCACAGCAACATGATTGCCGATGTGCTGGACAGGGCGCCGGATGGCTTAACTTGCGAACAGATTAGCCTCGCGCTTGGCGGCAAGCTCGATAGTGTGCAGGTTAATCGCTGTATGAAAGAGCTGGAGAATAGCGGCATTGCCGAGCGTAGACTTGATTGGGAGAAAATAGAACTAAAAGCTGGCGCAATCGTGTTTTATGAATCCCGCTATAACAGCAAAGGTCGCCGCATGGCCGTCTGGTTCAAATGCTCAGACAAATTCGCGCACGGATGAAACAAGACAACATCTTCCTGCGCGACACGCAGACCGTCAGCAAAACGCTAGTCAGCTATCCGATTTACAAGGATGGCAAGATCGTCGGATTTTTCTCTTTTACCGTGGAGAAAGTGAGGATTTCCAATGCCTAAACCCCGCACAGTCCGCGAGTGCAAAACGCCCGCTGAAATGTTTGAATACGTGAAGCAGCGCGATACTAAACGCCTTGAGCTTAACCGCATCGCCGTTGCAAAATACAGGCAGAAAAAGGCCGCGCAATGTCCGACCCAATGAAATTCTGCCCCAAAGGTCACGCGATCTACGGCGGCAATGCGATGCAATACCGCAGCTATAAGGGAACCGATCTAGTGCGCTGTCGGCATTGCTACCTTGAGGCTTTCCGGCTGGCGAAAGAACGTGCCAAGATACGCAATGAAGGCCGCAGCACGAAAAGCGGGCAGATCGGGCGAAAGTATGTGCCAGATTGGAAACCGTTAAAACGCAACCCGCTGGAGCATCAGCAGCGGTGCGAGGGGATACGGCGATGAGCGAGCAATCGAGAATTGATTTCCTAATAAACCGCGATGGCATTGCCTGCGCTAGAAAGTGGGCGGCTAGAACAGCCAAAATTTACCGCCAATCCGTTCTGCAAAGCCGAAAGCGTGGGTATGGAATAGGCGCGCTTTCCCACAAAAAGCCACATCACGCTAGTTTTCCATATTATCGGCGCACCTTCATTGAAAGTTATCTGGCTTTAAAACGATTTGCCCGTGCCAACTAGACCAACAGCCGCCGAAATCGAGGCCAAGAGCGCACGCAACCGCTTGGCTAGGGGTAAGGTATCAACCAAGCCGCAGGAACGCAGCCAGTGCACGCCACGCAATAGCTCAAAGGCTTTGAGAGTGCCTGAAAAGCAGGTATTGCGGGAATGTATGGCTATTTTGGCATCGCATCCCGCCGTTGCCCTGTGGTGGCGGCAGAATACAGGCGGTGCGAAGCTAGGCGGCTTTCATGTCAAATTCAGCTTTAAGGGTGCCTCCGATCTTATGGGCGTCCTGAAAGGGGGCAGATTCTTTGCCGTAGAGGTCAAAGCAAGTGATGGTGTAATGTCGCAAGATCAGATCAATTTCCTGCAAAATGTTGCGGATGCTGGCGGATTTGCAGCATGGGTTAATTCATCGAGCGAGCTTAAATATTGTCTCGACCAACTTACGCAGCCGCTAGGAGGTGATGCCACATAGACCCGTATAAACCAATGGTTCCACCTCCGGGCGGCATTCAGTAACGTGGGCAGCGCATACGTATCACGCTGGCTATCCCCACTGTTCGTCCATTGCACTCGCTATGCCTGGAAAAGTTTTGCTGCGAATATGCGCCCGCGTTGAGTCTGCTCGAAGCATCGCATACCATTTAGCCATGCGCTTACCGCTTGGGAAAGTAATCATTTCGCCTTTGTCAACATGCGTTGCGGTATCGAATAAATCATTATCTTTAACGTGGATAAGAGGGCGCAGTCCCATAAGCCACAAGCAAGTAGTTTTCTGGAATTCATCTCCAAAATAATAAGGCTGAATAATCTGATCTGGCTCTCGGTAAACCGTTGACATAATCCCTACTGGATTTTCTATGCACACCTTGGGAATATTGGTTGCGGTGAATTGCATGAAAAAATCAATACCTTCCTGCTGGCGTCCATCCTTGCGCTTTGTTTCAAACCATGCGGCACCACTCACAGCAAGATGAGTGCATGGCGGGAATGCAATCAATGCATCCCATTTGTAGTCCCTGATCGCCTTTAGCGCATCACCTTGTATATGATTACCTGGGCGCTCAGTGGGCAATAAATCACATGACCAAGCATCATGCCCGCGAGCAAGAAAAGCATCGCGCACAATGCCGCTGAATTCGCATGCTACGAGAACTCTCAAGACTTTCTCCTCTCGCCCTTACTCCTGCGCTTGTCTCTGCTGGTGCCGCAATACCTAGGCTCCTGCGCGAACCGTCGATCATTGCGCTTGCGGTTGGTCATGCCTTCCTCGCTTTCAGCATGGCGTCGGCCCAACCATAAAAAAGTTCACACATTTTTTCTGGAGTAAAAGTATTTTTATCAATGCACAGTTGAACTTCCGGCACTGATAAATATCCGGTCATCGCAGCCATCGCAAACTCGTCGCGCAGGGTTTTTTGTGCGTATTCCATCATTCCCCCTTTAGCGCCTGTCGCGCTTTGCTTAGTTGAGAAGTAAAATCATTGCCGTTGGTATCTTCCCATTCGGCATTTCCAAAGAATTTCATTACATTTTGCAACGCCTCCCGCAGCCGCGCATTTTCGCGCTCTAGCTGGCTGCCGAAATCAGCGTGAACATATTCCTGAAAAATTCCGGCAACATCGTGTTGGACAATCTGCCTGTCAGTCCTCGGCGTATCGCTCATTGCATCTTCTCCTTCGTCCGAATGTCGATAACCTCGGCCAGCGGGCGCGAGGAGAGGACTATGCGCCGGTAGCTGTCCGTTGGTTGTTTGCAATATTGGCACACAATCGCACTATGCCAACGCTGGCAGGTGCGGCAATAGGATTGCGGCGGCGTCAGGGATGGTCGCATGATTGCCTTTCATAGATTGCAGCACACATTATAAATATTGATACAGTTGTGGCGTATATTGCATATGATAAATCTTTGGGAAATGCGGCCACAATCAGACCGCAGGAAAATTCTAACCACGCCATAAATACAAGAAATTTTATAAACATGTTCACCCCTTCGTTGCGCGTTCGATGGCGGCGCGGGCTTGGTTGCAATCGCCAAAAGTTACTTTTTTGCCTTCCACAGATTCCAGTAAAGTTTCCAGCGCCGAGAGCAGGTCATCGTGCGAGTTGACGCAGCGGACAATGTGTTGCGCATCATTTTCTGCTTCAACTTTTCCAGCAAAGCCACCATAAGCACCGCTGATGTTCATGAAAAACAATACGCGGGCAGTATCGCCATCGGACACATATGGCGAGTAATTATCTGAACTTCCGTAATACATCCTGCGTGCGCGCCAATCTCGCGGCGTATGCTTCGTCTCGGTTGTCATCGTTTCACCTCTCCGTAAGTTTATCAATCAGCCAATCGCACACCGCAGCGGCACGCAGAAAGCCGCGTGATTCGAGCCAGTCGGCTAGGTGCGCTAGCGTGCGGTGGGCGAATAGTTTCATTTGGTTAGCGATACCAGTATGTAACGCCGTCAAATTCCGTGCTGCTGTAGTCCATTTGCAGCGCCTTGTAATCAACGGTTATAGACAAATAACAGGGCAAGTCTTTGGGGATATCGCCGCAATCTTCGAGCATTTCATCCATTGCGTCATTAAAGTGGCTATCACGGATTAGCGTGACAGGATACCATTCGCCTTCCCACTGTTCATCTCCACCATTGCCGCACAAGTCCGTGAGTAACGCTTCCAGCATTTTCAATTCTTCGGCGGTTTCTGCGTCCCAGTGAGTTTCACCATCGCGGTCTTCGCGCAATTCCTCAACCCGAGCAATCACGTCGCGCACATCAATAAAATCAGCGCCTTGAAAGTCTGTAATGTCTTGTGTCCGTGTCATTTTCTACCCCTCAGTAGTGGTTAAATTATGAAATTCTCGGTTTACAGACCTCTGCTTCTTTTCGCGTTGTGGATTCAGATACGCAAACAAGATTTATTGCTGTTCTTTCCCTATCGCTCAATTTTGCAGCAGCTTCTGATTGATTTTCACCGACAGCAATGCGGCGATAATTTCCCGTCCATCGACTGTTGCAGTGGAATGTGTAATATTTCATTTCCGTCTCCGTTAATTTGTCTGCCTACGCCTTACATGTAGCAGCAAGCGTGCCAACTCGTAAGTGACTGAATAATAACGAAAACCTTAAAACATCCGAAAACGGATTATTACAACGCATCACAATTGCGGCACAGGGTGACAAAAAACGTCACTTCCTATTGCATTCACTTCACTGCATGTTATCATAGCGGCATGAAAAAACAAAT